GTACCCCAATATTCATCACAGTTTACTAGACCTTCATTGATGATTGTCTGAGCCATAATATGACTCTGTTGACTGTATGGATTGGAGCCTGGTGTGCCTTTATCATCTGTTAAGATATAGTCCTCAAGCCATTTATGCATACGTGTTCCACGCCCTGCGGCTTCGGTAGTGATCTCTTGTGCTTTAGCATGACCAACTCTCTTACGCCAGTTCGCTAAACTTGCTTTCTTTTCCTCAGATGCAGTTGCACTTAGTATAGTTGTTACACTAGGAAGTTTTTCTCCTGTAGGAGTAATGTATTTGCGAGAACCGTTGTAATTACCTTTCTTAAGTTCTTGGTAGGGATATTTCTCTGTTATCATGGTTTGTTTCCTGTGTGTGTTTTCATTTTAAAAAAAGGATTGTTTATAGGATCCAATCCCATTTCCTCTAAGAAGTATACGTTCCTTGACCAGGGGGCAGGATAATCTACAACTTGAGTTTCTAACTTAGCATTGTTTTCTATATGCCCATCTTTAAGTTTCTGTGAGTTTGGACTGTGTATTAATATGTCACCTAACTTAGCATGAGGAAGGTCTACAACTTCTATCTTTTCGTATCGTCTGTAAATTTCAGATAAAGTATAATCTGCTATAATTTGATGACCTATTTCTGTTTCATGTAGACATGGAGTTTTTGGTTCATCCATTGTAATCATATTAAAATCACGCAATCTATTTGGATGTGTGTCAACTTCTGTTTTTAATATAAATCCATTTTTTTCAAACCAATCTCTGATAAGTCCATCTGTTTGTGGCATGTAATCGGTAGACAGATGATTTACATTATATGAGTCTAACACTCCATTAATCGATGCCCAGATTTCCCATTTTTGTTTTTCTAATAGTCTATACTTGTAATCGTCAGAATGAATAAGAACTTCTTTTTCTTGGTTTGTTACTTTATCTGATTCATCTGATGAATCTAGTAATATGTAGTCTTGTACTATGTTGTTTAGTCCATCTTCACATACATATATCTCTTGTCTTGCTGACTGAGAATATGCGTGTATATAAAATGGATTGTTATTATTGTATAAATCTTTGAAAAAGTATTCAAGTGTTCTGCGTTGTATTGGAACATTACCTTGTCCAGGCAACGATAGATTAATTAACGGAACACCTAATTCCCTTGCTACGATAGAAGCCCAGGCATCTCGCAAAGGATTTTCAATTCCTTGTCCGTATGTGTAACTACAGCCATTAACGACTAAATGAGATATCTCTAATGTTTTGTTCAAACTGTAAAACTCTCTCCGCATCCACAACGTGCTTTTTCGATTGGGTTGATGAATTCAAATCCTTCGTTAAGTCCGTGTTTTTGATAATCTACAGTTATTTCTTCAAGCATAGGTTGAGCCTTAGGGTCTACCAATACAGAGAACTCTTCGTAATCTGTTCTGATATCTTCAGGATTAATGGTGTCGGCAAACTCAAGTTTGTATGCGTAACCACTGCAACCAGTAGTTTCTACGCCTATACGTATGCCCACGCCTTTGCCCCTATTGTTGAGGTGTTGTTTAATTTTGTCTTTTGCTATTTGTGTAACTTCCATAACTGTATTTATTTCCTCAAGAGTATATTATAAAGAATATATTGCATAAATGCAACATTATTGGTTCAACTGCTCACTATATGTGTCGGTTATATCGTTGAATAGATTATGTTCAATTTCTAATTCAGTGACACGTTTATTGTGATGCCTGAGATTGTGTAACAATATGGGTAACATGTCTTTCATCATAGCACTTAAATCAGTGCGAGACATAGCATTAATACTTGCTGTGAGGGCAACCACTTTTTCAAATCTTAACCGATCATCGTTTATACTGTCATAGGATTCATCAATCCAATCACTGTATGTTTTGTAACCCATGTCTTTAATTGCTTGTAGAGTATTAGGTTCACCATACACAATAAAAGGTTGCAAAGAGTACATTGGTCTTGCGTGTTTCTCGTTTATTTCTATTCTTTCTAAATGTAGTTCGAACCATGTGCTAGTAACAATTTGAAAATATGAATCAGTATGAAGATATGATTCGTTATAGAATAAATGAGTTGGGCCCAACTGATTGGGTTCCGCAAATTTATCTAATACTTTTATGTCAGTAATAAATCCGTCTAATTTTCTTTCTAGCATTTTTGCAGATTTTTGTATGCTTATAAAATTATCTTCTTCAAAGTTTGGCAATTGCAAGACAGTGTTTATAAATTTCAATCTGTGTTCACGTGCTTTGCCACCTAAAAACAACATTTTTTTAGGTCTTTCTTTCAAGTCTTCAATATCTTTTACAACATGAGCATAACTATTGTTTACGAATAATGAATCGTAGTAGTTGAAGAATCCCCCGTTAAGTTTAAATCGATTCAATGTTTTTTTATTATTTACATTGGAATCTATATAGTAAAGTAAATCAGAATTTACCTTTAACGTTTTTGCTAAAATTTTCATACTAGAAATGATACGACTAACATTAATTGTTTCTACCTCATTCAATGAAACAATAAGACCGCATTTCTTGTTTAACAAATCAGAATAGAAAACATTCGAAGTGTCTGAGAAATCAGTAGTCCATTGCGATGGATGGCCATTGCTCAATAAAAAATAAAACTCATCAACAGGTGGTTCAAATACTATTTCAACTTCCGGAAGAAGACTTAATGCATTTCTAACTACATGGGCTGTGGGAACATGATATGGATAAATGTCAAATGTGTCTAAATCAATAGGAACGAATTTTATCGTCATGTATTATTACAGTGGATTGTTCGCCATTGCTGACTGAGCCATGTCTGCTACAGTCGATTGATTTTGATCTGGAGTATCGGTTGTGTCTATTGGCTCTTCGCCTTTAAAGACTACCTTGTCTCCTTGAATGTTTGATATGATACCTTTGAGTAAAGGTTTTTGAATCATATCGTATAAATTTTGAGGGTCGAGTATAATACCACGTTGATCATAGTAATCGATTAATTCATCTGTGGTATAGTTTGCTGGATCAACCTTTCGGCTTTCCACATCTTGTTTCAACTCATTGGATACTGCAATAATTTCTACTGCTCTAGCATTATCCTCGTCAGGACTGACGAATTCGTAAAGCCTCATGTGCTTTACCTTTTTGCTCTGCCAACTGGTCCTGTTGATACGTCTACACTAACATCTTCGATGTCTGCTACTGGCGCCGCGGGTGCTCCTGCGTCAATTACGTCAGTTCCCATACCACCTTCGATATCAACTGCTGGGTCTGCAACATCCATACTGTCTACTGCAACTTCACCGCCACCTAGACCTGCATCAATGTCTCCATCAAATGCATCTACTACTTGTCCACCAGTCACTCCAGCTAATGCTTGGTCGAGTTGACCTTTAACTGATACTAGACACTGATTTAATTCTGCTAGACCTTGACCTGCTGTTTGGTCAAATGCTTGTGCTTCGTTAACACCGATTTCACTTTGAATGCTGTCAATAAGAGCAGGCATTTCTTTAACTAACATGTCAGATACTTCTTCTAACATCTTTTGTACAGAATCTACCATGTCTTGTGCGGCTAGAATAACTTGTGAACGATTAACTTCTTCGTTTTCTGTAATGACTTTAGATTTTGGCATATCAGGAAGAGACTTATAATGTTGTGTTAAGGCTTGCTCCATGAATACTAGTTTCAGGTATGAAGGATACTCAGTACCAAACTTTTTAGAAGCCTGTGCTTCTGTCATTAGTTGCTTAACCTTGTTTAACATTCCTTGTGCTTGATTTTTATTCAAAGCATTGACATTGAAGTTAACTTCAAAGTTTTCTTTTAATGCCACTATTGCTGGCTGTTTTGTGTCTAAATCGTTTAGTTTCATAATTCGTTCCTAGTGATAATCTCTCTGGATATATTGTATTTATCTTCTCTTTCTAAATTTCAAGGCTTTGTCTCGTTCTAATTTTTGGTCAAACAATGAATCCTGAAACCTCTTAGAACTATTTATGTGTTGACGCAATTCTTTTAATATAAATTGTTTCTTGTCGGTGTCAGATTGTATTTTAGTCTCAAATATAAAAAACGAATCTAAGTCTTTTGAATGTTGCATTAATCTTTTGTGTTGGCGTAATTCAATAGCAACACTAGACAATTTACTATCTAATTGTTCTAATGCTTTAGCCTGTGTGGTGTTGTTGTGCTTGTGTAACACTGTAAACGATACAGCATGTCTTATAGAACTAAAAGTCTTTGGCTCGTCAAAATGCTTGTAAGATATCGAAAAATAACCATCTGTATTTTTCTTCACTTTGTATTCATTAAACAAAGTATACACACCATACTTGTCTTGTTTAATATATAAATGTTGAAGTTCTTTTATCATTTCTCGTTTGAGAATTTCCCCAAGTCTTTTCTTTGCTGTTTCCCTGTTCATTTGTTTCCCCTTCATGTTACAATCTCAAAATATATATTTTTAAGTTCTGGTGTGGTATCTAAAAATAATGGTAATTTCTTTATAGATTCTGTGTCGCAAAGTAACATAGGTACTTCATGGCAATCATTAATCAAGTGTCCTAAAAGATTATTGTCCGTGTTATACACATCTGCATGTTGTGTAGTAAATTCAAATTTCCAATACCAATAATTAACGTCATCGTAAAGAAAGCCAAATTCAGCAGGTTCGTCTGAATGGTCTATAATATGGGGGTATATTACAAGTTCTGGTTGCGATCTAAGCCCTAAACATTGTAATATAGTATCAAGGTTTGCTTGGCTGTTACGCTGTCTGATCCACTCTTCAGGATCATCCACATTAGGCTTAGAACGATTCAACACATTCGTATGTGTGATATCGAATAATGTGTAACATGCAATTCGTTGATTCATGTTAGTATTTAGTAGCCAAAAAAAAGCCTCTAATAAAAGAGGCTTTTTAATAAGTTAGTTAAAACTTAAGAAGCGTTGAATGTTACGCCTGTAGCAGAAGTAGTAACTGCATATCCTAGAGCCGCTGTTAAAGCAACGTCTAAGTCTCCACCATTAGTGAAATCCCAAGCCGCTGTTGGGAACAACGCTAGATTCAATACGTTAGAGTTTGCTCCGCCTGAAGAATCCATTTCATAAATCGCTATTGTTGATTTAGTTTGAATTGTTAGAATTGCTTTAAGTAAGTCTGCGCCTGGAAGAGCCGCTGATGCTTCACCAGTAAATGTTACGATACCGAACTGAAGTTTAGGACCTTGAAGGTTGACTGCTTCACCTGAAGTGTATGCATTTAATCCACCGTTAGTGTAAGAATCTGCATCCTGATGAAATACTGGTTGAAAGTCACTATTTGCTTTTGTAAATTGTGCCATGGTTATTTTCCTTTTATGTTCAAAGATACTATGCGTATCTTTATATTATTTTGATCGGAATCCTATATTCCTCTCATACATATATTTATGCCTGTGGCAAAAAAAGAAGGTTTTGGCTTTAGCCTCGGGCGGCCAAGTTTTGACGGGCAAATCCCATTCGATTGACAAACTTGAGACCATTAGCAACGAAACCTTCATGTGTTTCAGTGCCATCGTCTAAGAATCCTTTGACAGGACTTGATTTAGCGGCATTGTCGAGTTGATCAACAACGTTTTGTTTGAGATTATATAGAGCGATCCATATCTTAAATGCACCCACTATACCGTCTTTGTGTGCTTCAAAATGCATCATAAGTTTGTTTCTCATAGAGTCAGTCATCTTTCTATTTTTGATGAATTCTACAAAACCATTGTATAAGTTTGATAAATCACCTGATACAATCTTCTTATTTACATAGACAGTAAACAACATATTGAATCCATTACGTGCTTGTGGTGCTGTTTGGAACAATGCTTTAACTGCATTACCATGCTTTGTAATTTCTGCTTCTGCTGTCTGTTTTAATTTAGGATCAAGTTTTAACTTTGGTGTTATTGGCATTTTACTAGGGACAACAGCAACTGACGAATCATTTTTTAGATTACCAATCGATCCGTTAAGTGACTCTGCTTGGTCAGTTGTTACAGCATCAGGTGGAATAAATTGATGAACTGCGATTGCGGCTTGTTTGCCACTTAGTAAATGTCCTACTTCACTATCAGCCACAACAGTATATGTGATACCACCAGGATTGGCTTTGAAAGTGAACTTACCATCGTTTTCTTTTAATGGCTCACTGAATAACAAATCTCCCCAATAGAATCCAGTACCACCTCTGTCTGATTTTTCTAGTCCAGGCCATACTGAGTTTATAATATTATACAAGTCACCTCTGTTTACGCCTCGTGCAATATCATATTCTTGGAATTGTTTAGGAGAAAACACTTGTCTGCCAGTGCCGTCTTTTTTGTTGAACATGTGCTTGTCCATGATAGAGAATTTGCCATCTGCACCACGACCAAAGATAAGAGCAGGATAACCGTCCCACTTGATTGTAATGTTACCAGGAGATTTTATAGTATTTTCTATCTGCTTGATAGCATTTCTTGCGCCTTCTTCATCTTGTAAGAACACTAAATCCTCAGGGTGTTCTAAATGACCCGAGCCTTCAACTAAAGTGATTTTATCTAGTCTTTCTCGTAGATGGGCAAGAGATTCACCGAGATTCATGTGTTATCTCAGACTTAATTTAGCAATGCGTTCTGCTCTTTTTGCTGACTCAGTTACAGCAGGTTTTGCTTGATTAGTTGCTACGTCTGTAAAACTAGGTCCGCCTACTTGATTAGGTTTTTCATTACCTGTCATTGCAACTGCTGGTGGCTCATCAGTTTTAACTGGTTTTTGTTGTAGACTTTTAACTAAATCATTATACACAACTTGATCAACATTGTACAATTTGTTTAACTGAGACTTAATTGCTTGTGCTTGTTGATATCCATTTTGTGCTTGAGCAGGAGCGGCCTGTGCAGGTTGTGCTTGTGCAGGTGCTTGAGCCTGTTGTGCTTGTGCTTGAGCAGGCTGTGCTTGTGCTTGAGCAGGTTGTGCTTGT